CCTGACCACACCGCTTACAACTCGCACCGCTTACAAGCTCCCATACGGGAGGACGACGTGAACGACAGTTCGCCGGGCTCGGGACAGTCTGGACTTCCAGAGACCGAGTTCTTTTCGGAAGAGCCTGAGGCCGCGGCAATTCGGATCATACGTGAGGCAGCTCCGTTCGCGGCTGCCTCTATTACGTCTATAGCAGCCGACGAGACTATCTCTCCGTCCGTCAGGCTGAACGCCGCGAAGTACATCATCGACCGAAACCTCGGTCCTGTTGGCAAGGATGGGGACAAGGAGAGCGAGCTGGAGCAGTTCCTGCTCGAACTACAGAACGAAGCTAACAAGGGCAAGTACGACTAGGGGAAGTCATGGCACTTGACTCTGACAAGGTACTCATGCTGAGCATGAACGCCCAGGCCGCCGGTACAGCGAACGGTGGCTGGTTCGACCTATCGGGCTACTCGGCGGGTGCTTTCTACCTTATCGTGACAGCAGTCACGGGCAGCATCACTCCGTCGTTCCAGATGTCTCCGGACAACGGGGCTACGATCATCGGCGCCATACCGAACGCTGAATTGGCAACTCCGGGCGCCGTGAGTGCGAATGGCGCCACTCGCTACCCGTTTGTGTCGTCGGCAGCAGCGAACCCGCCAGGTCTGGAGTGGCCGTGGGTCAGGTGCTCCGCGACAATCGCCACGGGACCAGTAACAGGACAAGTCTTCTTCATTGGTAGGGGATGAGGATGGCTTTCACAGGAGCAACGATGACGTGCACGGTCGACGTATCCATACCTTACGGCGAGGCTAACAGGGGTCGTGAGGGGTAAGCACGGCAGGCGAAACTGGAAGAGGCTGTTCCAATGGCACAGGGTGAAGGGCAGACACAGGAGTAAGTGGTGGCCGTTCTGGGAGGTGAGGAATGGCAGTCAGCAACGACCTGATCTTGGCGGATCTCAAACAGATGATAGCCCGCCTGGGAGCCATTGAGTCACGGTTGGCCGCAATCGAATCGAGAATGGCAAGCACAGAAACGAGGTTGGAGCACATGGCAACGCAGGAAGACATCGACGCCCTTGCCCAGCAGGTATCGGACGAGGCAGACGCAATCAACACGGCGAACACGACCATCGAAGGACACGTCAGCGACCTGAACACGGCCGAGACGGCGATCGCAACCGAGATCGCCAACCTCCAGGCGCAGATCGCACAGGCCGGCGTGACGCTGGACTTCTCCGCACTGCAGAACAACGTGTCGAACCTGGTCACCGCCGGGAACGGCATTGCCTCGGCTGCCGGCGACCTTGGCGGCTCTGTGAGCAACGTGCAGGGCCTGGTGACGCCGCCAGCGTAGGTCCTGTGGTTCGCTTGTCACGGGCGGGCACCGCGAGAGGGAGTCATGACAGGGACAGAGCAGGCAGGCAACGCCGTTAGTGCTGTCAACAGTACTATGGCTGCCTACTTCAAGTCGATTGACTACGTGCCCCACAGGGAGCAGTGGCTGTACCACAAGTCGCCTGCTCGCTTCAGGGTAGCGTGCTGCGGTCGGCGCTTCGGCAAGTCTGTCATGGCTGCTAGGGATGTGACGCCGCGGCACATTCTGAAGCCGGACCAGATGATCTGGTTCGTGGGCCCAACCTACTTCCTGGGCGAGAAGGAGTTCCGCGTAGTCTGGAACGACCTCATTGTCAAGAAGAAGTTCGGGCGTGACAAGAGAGTCAAGCGCGCGTACAACGTCCGTACGGGCGACATGCACATACACTTCCCCTGGAATACGAGACTCGAAGTCCGGTCGGCGGAGCATAGCGAACTGCTTGTCGGCGAGGGGCTCGACCACGTCGTCATGTGCGAAGCGGCTAAGCACAAGAAGGAGACGTGGGACAGGTTCATTAGGCCTGGTCTCGCTGACAGGAGGGGGACCGCCGATTTCTGTACGACTCCGGAAGGGTTCAACTGGCTGTACGAGCTCTGGGGTTTGGGACGTAACCCGGAGTTGCCGGAGTACGAGAGTTGGCGGTTCCCCTCTTGGCTGAACACGCACGTTTACCCGGGGGGCAAGGACGACCCAGAGATTGAACTCCTGCGTAAGACGATGGACGCAGAGTGGTTCCTGCAGGAGATAGGCGCGGACTTCGCGTCGTTCGTAGGCAAGATATTCCCGGACTGGGACGAGTTCGCGTCAGTGAAGCCGCACACGTTCCGTCCTGACTGGAAGAACTACATCACCTTTGACTGGGGATACACGAACCCGTTGGCGGCAGTTGAGTTTCAGGTGTCGCCAACGGACCAGATTTACGTTTGGCGGGTTTACTACAAGTCGTACAAGACCCTGTTGGACGTTGCGGCCGAGCTTCTGACGCAGGAGCAGCCTGACGGGTACCACGTGGACCTCTGCTTCGGCGACCCGGCCGACCCTGAGGCAGTTGCGACTATGGCTCGTGCACTCGGGATTCAGGTCTACGCGCCGAAGAACTTGAAGTCGGACTACACGTGGATGGACGGCATTAACTTGATGCGTCAGTTCATGAAGCCCGACAGGCAAGTTGGCGAGGACGAGTACGGCACCCCGGAATATGAGTCGTCATTTTTTGTCGACCCGCGCTGCACGCCCATGATTAAGGAATTGAGTAACTATAGATCGAAGGCTCCGGTAAAAGGACAGAACGTTCCAGAACTGGGGAACAAGGTTGAAGACCATACCATTGACGCCATGCGCTACGCACTCCTGTGCATCTTCAAGCTGGGGATTCTCTATTCCCTCTCCGACGTCATGGACCTCACGCCGATGGCGGTGCCCTACGGAGAACGTCCTGTTGGGTGGGAACGTGATTCGGCACTGGTCACGTCGGGTCAGCCGGATGTTCTCGGCGGAAGCTTTTTTGGCACAGGCTCAGGTGGTATTTTCTCACGGGACATGGACTTCTGATGACTACTCCTAGCATCGAAGAGCAACTGGCGGAAGCCAGAGCGCAGCTGGCTGCGAAGGAAGAAGAGATCCAGCAGCTGCAGTTCAGGGGCACGTGGCTGGACGACCTGCCTAGGGTTGACCTGGGTGAGGTGCTGCGCGCTTTCGACCCTGTGTCCGTGGGGACTGAGATGGGCCATGAATACATTGTCGTGGCTCCCAGAGGTACCATGCTGGCCGACCCTGGCCAGATCAGCAACCAGATTAGCATGCAGCACATTCGCAACCATGGCTTGCCGATTGAGCAGGGCAAGGCACGTATTGGGATTGGCGCCAAGTCAGGCCAGGTCACCATTCAGCCGCGAGTGGACTACACTGGTCAGTCGGGTGTCACTACCACCGATGACGACATGCAGCAGGAGCTCGGCACGGCCGTTGCGTCGCCTTGGACGGCTTGGACGCGGATGGAGTACAACGCAGACCTGTTCGGGTACAAGGGTCTGCAGGTGTACGACAAGATGTGGAAGTCAGACGGGACGGTAAGAGGCACTCTGCGTTTGGCCATGTCTCCTGTCCTGGCGGCACAATGGGGCATTAAGCCCGCCTCCGATAACGTCCGCGACATCAACATTGCCAACTTTGTCTGGGCCAACCTGACGCAGTGGATGTCGACATCGTTCCCGCAGTTCACGGCCGAAGCGCTGCTGATGCTCAAGTACGGCTACTACATGTTCGAGAAGGTCTTCGCACACGGCGAGGATGTGACTAACGACCCCAAGGCACGTGGCAAGATTGTCTGGAAGAAGCTCGCACCGCGGCACCCCATGGATGTCAAGGAGTGGTACTTCGACGTCAACGGTGGTCCGCTGAGTGTCGACATGTGGGCGCCGCCCGTAAGCATCACAGACCAGGTGATTACCCGGTTGGGTCAAGGTGCGGCTTCGCCCATACCCAGCCAGACGTTCCAGGGCGGTGTCATTCAGGACTGGCAGCGTTGGATTAACATTCCGATTGACAAGCTGATTGTGTTCTCCTACGACAAGGAAGCGGGGAACATCGAAGGTGTCAGTCTTCTTCGGTCCGCCTACAAGCACTGGTACTACAAGGACAACCTGTACAAGATTGACGCGATTCAGAAGGAGCGTCACGGTATTGGCATACCGATCGTTCAGCTGCCTATGGGTTACAGTCCGGACGATAAGCGCCTGGCGGACCAGCTTGGACGAAACCTACGGACCAATGATCGGGCCCATGTTGTCCTCCCCCCGAACTGGATTCTGGAGTTCGCTGAACTGAAGGGCCACCCGGTCGACTGCATTCCCAGCATCAAGCACCACGATGACATGATACCGATGTCCATCATCGGGCAGTTCATGTTGACGCAGAAGACCGACATTGAGGAACAGCACACCATTTTCCTCAAGGCCACCAGGAACACGGCGGACATCTTCCTCGACGTGATGAACTCGTTCGCGATTCCGCAGCTGGTCCAGATGAACTGGGGCAGGAGCGTCTACCCGAGACTGTATGCGAAGCGGATTGGCGAGCAAGAGGACTGGAGAACTCAGAGCTTCACAATCAGGAACTACGTCGGTGCGGGCGTCATTGTCCCCGACGATGCTCTTGAGAACCAGATCCGCGACGAGATGGGCCTGCCTCCGGTCGACGAGGCTACGGCGAGGTACGTCAAGGAACCACAGGCTATGAACCCCCAGCGCATCCAGCCGGCGCCGACGGAAGAGCCTGGTCCAGGACACCAGATTGTGCCAGCGCAGATGCCAGGCATACCGCCTACGCCCTACACGTCTCCGAACTTCGTCAAGGGGCAGCAGGCCGCCGGACAGGCTGGCAGCTCGAGGAGCAGGAGTGCGGGTACGCCGTTCTCACAGGCGTCCGCTCCTATACCCAAGTCAGCGTTGCCGAAGCCGAATGCGCCTAAGCCTCCGAGAGTGGGGCCGCCGAGGCAAGCCAAGCCTGGCGTCCAAGGTCGGCAGCTTCCGCTCGGAGGGCAAGATCGTTCTGGCAAGTCGAAGAGGCGAGGTCAGTGAAGCCGCGGGTTTACTTGGACTGGAACGACGCCTGGGTCGGGATCTTCCGGGGGCCGAAGCACTGGTACTTCTGTCCGCTACCGTTCCTCGTAGTAAGGTGGGAACGTGGCCAGAAAGCCTAGGACCAAGGCGCAGAAGGCAGCGCCCGCGAAGGCAGCTGCCACACGCGCCAAGACGCAGGCTGCGATGACTCCGAAGCAGCGTGCTGCGCAAGACCTGGCGAGGCACAAGGCAGCGGTCAAGGGAGCCAAGACACGGGCTGCAGAGGTCAAGAAGTTCCAGCAGACACACCATGGGCAATCGCCTCAGAAGGGCCAGCTGCACCCCGCAGCGAGGAGGCCACGCCAGCTTGCTGGCGCCTGTCTCGGAACTGAATGGGTATTGGGTGGCAACGACGACCACGACAGCTGTGTGCAGACTGCTTTCGCAAACAGCCTGTACTTGCTGACGGGCTTCAGGGCTACGGACGAAGACGTGCTCAAGCTGTTCCACGCAGCCGAGAACGTACCTCTATCCGTGGCCCTGGAGTCTCTGATGGAACACGGACTATCAGGAGTATATCCTTTCGGGTATGTAGAGGCTCCCTATCTAGTACCAGGAGCGATCCTGGGTGTAAGTCTTCCTGAGCCGCACACAGTCGTGTTTGACGACGATGGTCTCATCACGTGGGGCGGCAAGATCAGGCATGCGTGTGTGGTAGAAGAGGCTTGGCTGATCCTCTGGCCAGAACAGGAGAAGAGATGAAGAGGAGTGCAGTTTCAGCATCCGGTGTCAACACGACCGGGAACACTGCTGAGTCGGTGATGGCGACCGTCCCGATGCCAGCGCTGAACGAGAACCCGTTGATCAGCGGCGTGGTTGTCGACGGCGTGATCAACCTGACTGCAGGGACCGGTACCACGGGCGGGACCATCCGTGTTCGGCGTGGCAGCCTTACGGGTGCTCTGGTCGGCCCGGCACAGCAACTCGTACCGACGGCAGGATCTCCTGGCCCTGTGGCGTTCTCTGCGTTCGACCCGGCCCCGGTGTCTGGACAGCCGTACGTCGTCACCTACCAGGCAGCCGGCGCGACTGCGGCGAGCACCGCCAACTACGTGGTAGCCACTGCGACTGCTGCCTAGGAGGACCAATGACCCTGTACAGGTACGAGCATGAGGCGGGGCTCGGCTACGGGCAGCATCATGCCGACGGGTTGCTGGTCGATCGTCCTGCGCAGCCACCAGAAGTGGCATCATCGTTGCGGTCGGCGTTGGAGATCATCCAGCCCACGGACGAACAGCGTCAGGCACTGGACGCATTTCTGGACCGGTCGATGCACGACCTCGACTTGCACGACGGCACCATAGTCGACAAGGAGGACGACCTCGACGAGAACGGCATGGTAATCGCTAACTGGACTGACCAGCATAGCGACCCACGCCGGACTGCGTTCACCCCCGAGTTCTGGAACGAGCACTTCACGGAGGTGACCGAATGAGCACCATCTCCGCAGGTCAGATCACGACCTACGGCGAGCAGATGGCACTCAACGCCATATTCCTGAAGACGCAGAGTCCAGCTGTCGGCTCGGTGTATCTGCATCTGCTGACGAACGCGACTTCGGGTTCGGTCGACAACACGTGGACGACGGTTTCGCAGGGAACGGTCTACGGCGCTACTGGCTATACGCCACAAACGATGGCTGTCGGTACTGCGTCAGTTGCTTCGCCGTCAGTCATCTCGAACTCCGGCACGATTACGTTCGGGCCGTTCTCAGCAGGCACGGGCGCGACAGTCAACTGGGGCGTTCAGGCGAATGCTACAGCTACGACTGGCAACATCGCCGTCGCGTATCTCCTGACGGCTTCGCGTACGCCGGCCAACGGTGACTCGCTCCAGGCAGCAGCTGCGGCCTTCACTGCGCAGGTGTGACGTGGGTGTCATTACGTTCGCCCCGAAGTTTGTCGACGAGCAGGTGTCAAGGGGCTACCCTTGTACCGCTTGGCGCGGGGACGGTGGCGAGCGATGCGGCACGACACCCACGAGGCACTTCCGCAAGATGTGTCGTCACAATCACAATCGTGACGTCTGGCTGTGCTCGACCCATGAGGCGATGACCAAGACTGGAGCGAGCTCCTGCAAGGAGTGTGCTGACCGCGGCGGCTTCTCGTTCGTGATTATTATGGAGGGAGGAGCCTAATGCCTGCAGGTTATGGTCAGCTGCTGAACTGGGGGGCGCCGTGGCAGACCACCAACGGCACTGCCCTGTCTACAGCGACCACTAACACGATCAGTCCGCAGGAAACAGGGCCGAAGGACTTCAGCGTCGCCACCAACTATCTCTACGTCGGCGCGTGCTTCATACTGCTGGCTGCTGGCTTCATAACCACTACGGCGACTTCGACTACTGCAACGATCTTCCCCGCTGCAGGCACTGGCCCGACAACGCTAGCCACGCCTGTCGGTATCACTACCGGTACGACGGTGATCACTGGCATCCAGTGGGACCTGATGTGCAAGCTGCGAATCACCGCGCTGGCGTCTACAGGTAACACGATCAACTCGCAGGGGTGGCTGAAGCTGGGCAACTCCGGTGCTGGTGTTCCTGCCAACCCGATTGCGCTTACTGCCAACGCGGGGATGCATCTGCCGATGCCGAACGCCTCTGGCGAGACATCAGCTGCGGTGGACACGTCAGTGGCCATGCCGATCGTGCTGCGTGGAACTCTGGCTGGAGCGAACGCCACGATCCAGTGCACGCAGTTCCAGATCTTCCACCTCTGGAGCTAGGGGGTGTAGCCGCCCTAAGGAGGTGCGATGCCTGCGTTCGTGCCGGACTTCGCGCCAACCTCTGGGCCTGCTGGTGGGCTGCCGCTAGCCGTTAGCCAGGACACTGGCTTCTACGGCGTCGGCTCAGCTATTGCACCGTACACCCTTGGCGCGCAGACTACTGCCTCAGGCACCACCAGCCGGGTACTCACAGTTGGCGCTGCTATGGTGCTGCCGCCAGGTTTCACTACTGGTGCCGGCGATACGCTGATTGTTCTGTGTCAGGTCAACTCTAGCAACATTTACGGTACGGCATGTACTGATAGCCAGGGCAACGTCTACACGGTTGACGGGCAGCTTACCACTCAGGGATCCCCGACGCTGTCAGCGTTTCGCTCTCCGGGTCCGACGGGTGGTCCTGGTGGCGGGCCTACGGTGCCACTAACTGCCGGCACTGATACGTTCACGGTTACTACTAGTGCTACGACTGGATCGGCCGTAGTCACCGGCTGGGCGATTCCGTCACAGCTTGTCGGTGCGCTAGATGTGATGGCCTCGACAGTCTTGCTCAATAACGGTGCTAACCAGGCGACACAGACGCTTACGCCGACGCAGGACGGCGACCTTATGGTCATTGCTGCCGTTACTCAGCTCGGCCCTGGTACTGCGGACTGGGACCAGCCGGTCACTGGGATATATGACTGGACGCTAGCGAGCTCAGCCTTCTCCGGACTAGCTTATGTTCAGCTAGGTACAGGTACTAACGGTATCGCTCAGAGCGCTACCTGTCACACTCGTCTAGTTACAGGCAACATACGTACCTTCTCTTGGTGCTTCAAGGCACCGACCTTGCTGAAGATGCAGACGTTGACCGATGTCTTCCCGGGCACGTCGGTAGATACGACCAAGTGGCAGACGTTTGGCACTCTCGCTGTCGCTAGTGCAGTTCTATCGGAGACTTCTCCTGGCACTCAGCCGTTCCAGGCAGCTACTGGACTAACGACTGGTGCAGTCACCTCGAGGACCGCCACGGTGAGCTCGCCGACTAACGCTGGCGACACGCTGCTGGCAATGGTCACCACTCAGGCGACGGCGTGTACTATCTCGGCACTGACTGACTCCAAGGGTAACGTCTACACGCTTGACGCCTCTTCTGCTGCTGCGGTACCGCTAACGTACTTCTTCCGTTCACCTGGTGCTACAGGTGGTCCTGGTGGAACTCCCACAGTAGCATTGGTAGCTGGTGTCACCCCTGACACGTTGACCGCTACGTCGGCTGCTGCAACAGGTAATGTGCAGATTCAGATGGTCTGCGTACCTGGCACGGGTGCTCGCGACGTCACTGGCTCGTTGGCGACTGCTACCTCGACGGCTCCGTCTGCTAGTGCACTTCCGACAGCCAACGGTGACACTTGTGTTGGGTTCATCTCCGACGCTAACGCTGGTGGCACGCCGACACTTAGTGGCTCGTTCACGTCGGTAGCAACTTACCAGACTGGCGTCAACCCGTTCAACACTGCTGCTTTCGAACAGCTCGCTTCGGGTTCTGGTTCAGGTGTGACGCAGACTCTGAACGGTACGATCGTTAGCGCTAACTGGAAGGCGATCGCATACGCGTTCAACCCTGGCAGCGTGCCTGGTGGCGGTGTTATCAACAGTATAAACAGTTACGATCTGACCAGCTCCTACTTCATGGTTCAACTTGTCAGTGCTGGAACTCAGGGTGCATCTACCCAGGTCCTGATTAAGGTACAGAATGTCGCTGCTGGCAACGCTGCACAGTTCTTTGTCCAGAACGGCACTCTCGCAGCGCAGATCCAGACGGCGGGCGTGTGGGGCGCGTGGCTAGCGGGTAGCACTGCCTATGTCCCAGCAACACATCAGTGGCTGCGCATTCGTGAATCTGCCGGTACGTTGTACTTCGACTACTCGACAGATGGTCAGACTTGGACGAACTTGTCCAGTACGACCTATAGTTGGTCGGCCACTTCTCTCCAGGCGAGTATTCAGTGTGCCGCCTATGCGCTAGGCGACCAGACGTCTACTGCGCAGTGGGCTAACGTCAACACACCACCGTCAGGTGTGACTTGGGCTGCTGCAGGCACTGCCAGCAATGTGTCTTCGGCCTCTGGCACGGTTACTGCAACGCTGGCTGCAGCTGGAACCGCATCTAATGTCTCGTCAGCTACTGGGACTATTACGGCAACGCTTGCAGCTGCAGGGACTGCAAGTAGTGTGAGCACCGCTTCGGGTGCTGTTACGCTCAAGATGGCGGCGGCTGGTACTGCTGCCAACACGAGTTCCGCCTCGGGTGTCGTTACACTCACAGGTGCCGTTGCGGGGACAGCCAGTAGTGTGTCCGCGGCATCCGGGGCGGTTACAGCAACTCTGGCTGCTGCAGGAACAGCCAGTAATGTCAGTACGGCGCAGGGAGCGTTCGGCGCCCAGCAGATAACAGGCACAGCCTCGAACGCTAGTGCTGCCTCTGGTGCAGTCACAGCAACTCTAGTCGCTGCTGGTACAGCATCGAACGCAAGCACTGCTTCGGGTACCATTACAGCAACACTAACGGCCGCTGGTACTGCAAGCAACGTCAGCGTTAACATCGCTACGGGCAGACTTAACTTTCCGAATGTCAGCGGTACTGCATCCAATGCATC